ACGGGTGGCTGTAGACGAAGAGAGATTTTCAACCCTCTTCGCTGTGCCCTCAGGGAACTTGAGGAAGAAACTCGGGGAGTAATTGTCCTCAAAACGGGTGAGTATACGGAGTTTAAATTTACAGTTAAAGAGAGTCCCACAGTGGACTTGGAATATAATGTATTTGTGTTTTTTGTTGATTACAATCGTTCACAACAACAGGCACTCGTTAAAAGATTTTATGAAGAAAAGCAAAAAACAAACCTTAAAAAGATTAATAAACAACCAATAAAGAAAACATTTGATGAAAATGATTATATGAGTTTTGATACTCTTGAGGAGTTCAATACACGTAAGCAATGGAAGCGCATCACTGAAAATATCATCAAAAATCCAGAATTTTATTCGTGTGTGACTTCTCTCAATAGAAAAACATTCTCTATAAAGTAGAATGAAGTCAAAGTCTTACATTTTAATGCAGATTGGAGACCTCCTCAGAACAAATAGAGGTCTTTGCGATGAAGAGGTTGAGGAATGGATGAAAGAGAATGAAGAGAAAAAGGTATATGAACTCCTCGTCATCAAGAAGGAATTATCAGAAACTAAAGAGTATCCAGATGTTTCTTTCGTGAGATGGTTTAGAGGTTAGACGCAATACAAAGGTATGTTTAAAAGGTGGTGCGCCCAACAAAATTTTAATAATGCAACCAATCTATCACATGTGCTCATGGACGGTGGTGTCCTTTCCGTGCCATTTGATAAATTGAACGACTTTCATGAAAAGTATATACAAGCAGTCAAGACTGGAGAAGAACTTTTTGTTGTTGAACAAAAAAGTCAAATCTACAACTTCTTTGTAGATATTGACTACAAAGATGAAAAGGCTCTCACAATGAATGAAATTCAAGATATTTGTAAAATTATTTGTGATAAAGTCAAACGTCACGGTGGTAAAGAATGTCTCATTTGTGTATCACCTCCCAAAACAGCCGGTGAATATATAAAAACGGGAATACATCTTAATTGGTATGGATTTCCAGTGAATCAAGAATCGGCGTTGGCACTTCGTGAACACATTCTTGTTGCTCTGTCTAAAGCAAAAGGATCCATAGATTGGAATGAAATTATTGATTCCTCTGTATATGGATCTGTACAAAGGAAAACAAAAGGAAGTGGTCTTCGTATGCCATGGTCTCATAAAATGGCAAAACACATGGTGTGTGGTGGTGAGGGGTGTGAGGGATGTAGTGGCAAAGGAAAAATTGTACAAGTCGCATACCTACCCGTATTTATATATAAATGTGGTCCATTGAGTACACTTTTAAAAATTAGTCACAATCCGGATTTGGAAATACTTAAAATGTCTTCTGTGAGAACCAATTCTACAGAATACAATACTATAGAACCACCATCATCTGTGATTAAGGAAGGTTCATTTACATCTGCACAGACAAAAGATGAGCTTGAAGATGACGAACTCAGAGGTCTTATTGAAAACTTTGTACAAAAAAATATGGAAGGGCAAAGTGGTGCTACAATTACAAAACTCTTCAAACACAAAGATACATATTTAGTTTCAACAAATTCAAAGTATTGTGAGAATCTCAAGAGATCACATAGTTCTAATCATGTATGGTTTTATATTAGTGGATCTATTGTAGCTCAAAAGTGTTTCTGTCGTTGTGAAACAATTAGGGGTCGGCGAGATGGTTTCTGTAAAGACTTTTATGGTCGTAAACATACACTCACACCTAAAATAATTGAAAAGTTGTATCCCAAAAAGGAGGATATTAAAAAATGTCCCGAAATCAAAAAGTTTGAAGAAAAACCCCAAATTAAACAGAGTGATGTGAAACCACATTTGGAATCATATATGCAAAAGTGTATGGATTGTCCCAAAGATACACGCGTTGTTAAGATTACCAGACAGAAGAGTGATTTTATAGTTCTCACAACATCCAACTATTGTGAAGCAATTAAGTCAAGTCATGAAGGATCTGCAATGTCTTACATTATCAAAAATGGTACGATAACTCAAAAGTGTTCCATTTGTAAAAAAGTTCCAAAAGGAAAGGTCAGAACGCATGAACTCAGTGGTAATGTTAAAAAGGCACTCCGACCACCTGAAAAAAAATAAGTCTCAAATACACCGAGTTTAAGTGAAAAGATACTTAAAAGGCAAGATTCTTTATTTATTTAAATGGTGCAAACCAGAACACGATCTGGACGTCAAATAAAGAAACCTGATATTTATCAACCAGAAGAAACTATTTTAGAAGATGATTACTCCCCCGATGAACATGATTCAGACTTTGGTTCAGACATTGACACAGACGATGAATATTATTCAGATGATGAAAGTGAAGAAGACGATGACGAGGGAAGTTTAAAAGATTTTGTTGTAGATGACGATGAAAGTGAGGAAGAAGACGCTTAAAAAAAACAGATTATATATTAAAAATGGAGACTGATATAGGAAATCCAATTGACTACGATCCAACGAATGATCCATTTAAATCAGACGAGAAGAATGAAGATAGTACATCGATAAATGACCAGATAATACAAGAAGAACCATACTATTTTCAACCTTCTGAGATGATGTATCCACAACATCAATTTCAACCATACCCAGACAGAAATGATTTCTTTTCCGGTATAGACAAAAATACATGGATTGTGGCTTTTGCTGTTTTCTTATTGGGTTTTTTCATGGGGAAAACCATGCAACCAGTCATACTCCGATACGCTTGAGTAAGCAACGAAATCACCAATATCCCCATAAATTGGGATAACATTTCCCGTAATATCACGATTCATGATTTGTGTTGGGTATGCGGGTATAATAAACGCGTCACGGGTATCTTCGATAAATCCATCGGCTGTACTCACCTCAATATTTTTCACATGTTTGTTTTTTGAAAATGATCCTTGTTCAAAAAACAAAATAAAGAACGCACTGGTCAAAATAATGGTCAATATTATTTTCCACATTTTGCTTTTAAATTAACGAATATTATTTTAGGCGGATGAAACTTCTGGTTCACCATCATCCTTCGCTTCTTCAATAGTAGCGTCGGTTGATGATTGAGATTCACGCCACTTACGACGTTCTTCCATCTCAGCGGCAACGATCGCGTCGGCTTCCTTGACGAGATCTTCCATTTGTGCATCTGGCTTCTCCTTCTTGAGACGCTCAAGAACTTCAGCTGGGTGGCTAACTGGTGGTTCATCAGGCTTGGTATAGAACAAAGAGTTTTCATCACCTGGCTTGACGTAGGATTTGGATTCCATCATATCACGTTTACGTTCATTGAACATACGCGCTGCCTCGGCTTGATTATCTTTGTAACCACTCATGATTTCTTCCAACTTTTCATTTTGGTAATGAACATCTTCAATCTTCATTGGATCTGGTGGGATGAGAAGCCACTTGTACATGTCAACCACATAGATGTCAAATGTTGAGTCTTCCTTTTGAAGACGCTTTGCGTGCGAGGCGGCTTCATCACGGGAAGCGAAGGCGCCACGAATCTTGATACCAAACTTATCATTCTTTTGTGGCGCCTCTGGACCCACGACAGAGAGGCAAGCATACAATTGACCGGGGACGGTGGTATAATCTTGTTCAAGAGACATATTTATGTGTTATACTGCCATCAAAACTTTAAGCCAGCTTAAAAGAGTGAAATCATTATATATAAATGAGGACATTTTGGGATAAACAACCAGTGCCACAAGAAGGTGTTACGTATGAAACTGGCTTCCATCTTCCGGATTTGGTTCGGAAGATATACAACTTAAATTACCATGAGTTTTAAGTCTTTCGTGTATAAGTTTTACATACTCTTCATTAAGTTCAACTCCTATGAACGGTAGACCAAGATCTCTTGCTGCAACACATTCACTTCCAGATCCCGCGAATGGTACAAAAACAAAACCATTCTCTGGTTCTTGTCTACATGATTTCAAAAGTTTGGTACATAGGCTCAAAGGCTTTTGTGTTGGATGATTCACTCTTTCGTTTTTACCAGCACCACCCGCAAGTGCTGGAATCTTAATAACATCTCTTGGTAAGGCACCACCGGGGTGAGCAGTGTATGTTGTACTTTTTTCACCATTCGAAAATCTACCTTTTGTAGCTTTTCTCTCTTTTCCCGCGGCACCCTTGACAAATCCTTCGGTGTAAGGTTCTCGCACATCATCCCTGTGAAATACTTTATCATTTTTCCACAATACAATTATACTTTCGTGAGATCGTTGCCAAAATTTAAGGGATGGAACATTTTTGTTTGTGTAGTGCCACACTAACCAACGTCTATTTACGTTTTGTGGAATACGAGATAAAATAAGAGCAAGTATTTCACTAAATCCATAAATAAACATTGTACCATCTGATCTCAATATACGTAAACAACCCTCAATCCATTCATCACACCACGTAAGATACTCATCCATAGGTTGTTTATCACTATTATTTCCAAAGTCCTTTCCTATATTGTAAGGTGGATCCGCAATGACAATCTGAGCACTTTCATTATTTAAGTCCCTAAGGGTTTCCAGTACATCACCGTGGATTATTGTCATATCGTTCAAATGCTTTAAAGTTTTAAGTTGTTTGAGTTGTATTACGATGACAACAAGTCTTGGAAATTTTTTATCAGATCGCAGTTGTGTACAAAAGTTGACTGATGTTATAGAAAAAAACATCAAGTTATTTCATAACTTGCTTTGTCAACCTATTACAGGAACTATATGGGAAGAACTTCTATCACGTTCATTTTCAGAAATAGGTTATGAGACAACATGGAAGCCTAACAATTCACACAAAGTTGGAGAAGATATGAAAATTATATCCCTTGACGATTCTCGAATATCTTGTAAATCTGGTGTTATTATAAATAACCGAACACATAAATTGGGTGAATGTGTTCATTTCAGTTCTTCAAGAACCTCAAGTTTTAAAACGCTAGATGAAAAATTGAAACATCTAAGTAAAAGTCATTGTGATTATCATTTCATGTTATCCAAAAAAGATAAAATGTATAAATTACTTATAATTAAGGCTGATGTATGCAATGTTATGAATTTAGATTGGGAATCAAATAAAAATGGAAATCCAGATGACTATGTAAGCAAAGTAGGTGGACCATTCAAGGCGACTATAACAGGGTCTATGAGCGGACAATTATGGGTAACTTTACCCTTAACACTTGTAGAATACATTTTTGATATTGGAAGCTCCTAAGTAAAAGAAATGAATCAAAATGTGTATAAGATGGAAGAGATCCGCCGAAACCATAACAATGCCAAGAGGGAACTCATACAGTTTGTGACACGGATGGGTGATCAGATTTTAGATGTAGGGTGTGGTTTTGGTGGTGATCTTCAAAAATGGCACAAGTGTGGGGCAAATATGAGTATGTGTGACCCAGAGTCATCGGCTCTCGCGGAAGCCATATCACGCGCAAAAAATATGCATATGCGTGTAAACTTTTATGAAGGTGATATACATATTTGTCCAAATAGAAAGTATGATATTATATGTTACAACTTTTCACTTCATTATATTTTTGCAACGAAAGATAAGTTTTTTAGTTCAATTAGGGAAATAAAAAAGAGAATGAAACCGGGTGGAAAACTTATAGGTATCATACCAGATTCAGAAAAAATTACATTTAGAACACCCATAAAGGATGACATGGGTAATTTCTTTCTTATGAAGGCGCATGGTAATGGTGGTTATGGTGAAAAACTGTTTGTAAATTTAGTAGATACACCATTCTATGCGGATGGAGCTAAATCTGAGCCAATAGCTTATAAAGATCTTCTTGTCACGCATTTGGAAGAAATAGGTTTTAAATTAGAACTTTGGGAAGGTCTTACAGGCAATCCAATATCAGAACTTTATAGTAAATTTATCTTTGTATATAAGAGATGATCGCATTCATTCTATTGATCCTCGTCAATCTATGGATACTCTCCCAGACCAAGGAACCTCAGGAACTTATCAAGGTCAAGGAGAATTATCGGATCCTTCGCGAACACATATCGTCAACTGGACACCCCAAGTTTCAAATGTTAGTGCGTTGTGTACCACTCACTGGATTTCATTCTATGAAGGACACTGTTGGTTACAACACAAATAAGGGACAAGAAATTGCGTTATGCCTTGATGGTGAACCAAATGAAATTTTTCATGTGCTCATTCATGAGTTGGCACATTGTACGGTTGATGAATATAGCCATTCCGATGAATTTTGGAGTAACTACATTGAACTTCGTGACATGTGTATAAATTTAGGAATTTACGAAAAGATCCCCGAAAGAACCAAGTTCTGTGGACAGCATGTTCAGGATAAATAATATTCTTTGTTCATGTTAAATGAAAACGCCATTAAATGTTTTGATTATGGTGATAGCCTACTGGCTTGCCGTTTATGGGGTAACATTGGTACCACATGTGAGTAATAATTATACATTAAACTTGGTGTGGCTTACTGTGGTTGTACCAAATGTTCTTCGTCTCATCGTTGGAAGTATTCCCCGTCTTGCAGTGGATCGTCTTTTCTTTTTGACATCAAGTCTCATTGCGCTTATTATTACATATTTGGTGAACCAAATTTGGGGAGATTCTAAGGATGCGATAAAAGATTACGGGAATGACAGAGGCAAGACACTTAAATTGAGTGCCTTGCTCATGACAGCATTTACTGTTGGAGCTTTAATTACCTATTCTTCAGGTATTGATAATTCAATCTATTCAAATATGGGCTGGGAATCAAACTTCTAAGGCTTCACAACGTAATCCTTCACAAAGTAAAATACAACCGCAGCAACCAAACCCGTTGAAGCCAAGCCAACCATGCTTCTGGAACCTTGTTCATTAAGGAACTTTGGAACTGAAGTGACAAGCTTGTCTTGAACTGGCTTAGAGACCGCAAGCGCCGCTGCGGCACCCGCAATAAGAGCAATCATTTGATCATCGGTAAGATTGAATGGATTCTTACTTTCTGGGGCAACTTGTTGTTGTGGTGCCATGTAAGCACCCTGAGGTTGTGGGGCAGTCATTTGTGGCATCATCCCTTGCATCTTGGGCTCTTCCATCATCATTGGAGGTTCCATCATGAGATCATTAATTGAAGTAGAGTCCATCGTCTGTTTATTTTGACTCACATTTTTTTCGGGTTCCGAAAACGCTGATACTCGTGAATTATTTACAAAATTTGTTGATGGGTTATCATTAAGAGACACCATTCCGTCACCGTTATCAGATAAGTTAAGGGTATTAATATCCGTAGACATTTAGTATAGTCCCATGTTTTTGACATATGTAGATGACGCAGCCTGTATTAGAGAATTCAATTCATTGTAGTATAAGAATGAATGATTTTGTTAAACAACCAATGATAACATACATTGGTAATAAGAGGAAACTTGTCAATACAATTGAAACTATTGTAGAAAGACTTCAACCTCAAACATGTGTAGATGCATTCTCAGGCTCAGGTGTTGTTTCAAGAATGTTACTGAGTCATTCCAAAAAATTATATGTAAATGATCTTGAACTTTATTGTCAGATTCTTTCAAATTGTTTTTTAAAGACACCTTCCTGGGCTGATCAAAATGATATTTCCAACCACATTGAACAAATGAATACATGTCCAGATAAAATTGGTCTATTTACAGATATGTATGCATCCGATACACGACAGTTTTACACTCCTGAAAATGGAAGACGTATTGATGGTATGTTAGATTATATTGAAAAGTGTGTGCCTGATCATTTAAAACCATATTGTCTTGGACCACTTCTGATAAAGGCAAGCATTCATACAAACACATCGGGTGTCTTCAAGGGTTTCCATAAAGGCGGGTGGGGTGGTAAAGGTGGTCACGCACAGGATAGAATTACAAAGAGAATTGAAGTTGAATGTCCAATATGGCTTGAAAAGAGTGGTGAAGTTGAAGTGCATCGTCAAGATGCGTGTGAGTTTTTGAGAGATCTTCCCAAGGTTGATCTCATTTATTTGGATCCACCTTATAATCAACATCCATATGGTTCAAACTATTTCATGTTAAATCTAATATGTACTAACGAAAGACCTCATACAGTTTCAAAAGTATCAGGTATTCCTGGAGACTGGAACAAAAGTCAG